ATAAAAATTTACATTTTTATTAGTCCGTAAATATATTCTTCTTCATTTGGATATAAAGTTCCACCTAAATAATCGATCCAATATTCACCAAAATTATATTTTGGATATTTATGATGTAACATGTGATGATTCCCAAAAATAAAATTTGTTCTTTCATCGTGTTTCATAATACCTCTTGCGTTTATAAATATCATAGCATATATCAGTTGAGTATATAAATATTTATAATACAATAATGGTACCATAATACCTATATATTGTGAGTAAGTTTCAACCCAATGACTTGTATAAAAATCCAAAAATGTAGGCTTCCAATTATAGTGGTGATATATATGCACAAAATATAATTTTTTATGTAATAAAATATGTATCATATAAAACCATATATCATAACATAAAATGTGCGCTAAAAATTGAAACATTTAATTTATATATTTGTTAAATATTATATTATACAACTATTTTTTAACTATTTGGTATTTATTGTCTTATGTCTTCTAGTACGTTTTTTAGTCATTCTTCTACTTCTTCGTTTTTTCGTTCGACCCTTTGTTTGTTTTCGTTTTTTCGTGTTTGTCGGTTTCTTTTTGGTCAATATAATTCCACCATCAATTTCAATATCAAATTGATCTTCTAATTTATGTTGTTGTTGTTGTTGTTCTAAGCTTTGTTGCTCTTCTATACTCCTCTGCTTACGCTCCAGAGTATCATCAGAAAACGGATGGTCGCTATGCGACCATCCGTTTTCCTCCAATTCATATTGTTTTTGCAAAGCTTGTATTTTTTTCCAAGCTTGCATTTTGTCTATCTGTTGTTGAGCTGCCTTTTTTTTTCTATTTTCTTCCTCCTCCTCGTCATCTTCTTCCTCCTCTTTCATGTTATCCATTTCAAGTTTGGTTAAATGATATTCTGGTATTGTTTGCAATTTTGGTTTGAAATTTGGTGATGCGCGAGATATATCTATCGGTAAAAATTTTGAATTTTTTATTGTATTCATAATATAGCGGGATAAAAAAATATTTACAAAATTTATTACTCTAATATTGCTAATGATTTATTGATACCAGTCACATTTTACTAATATTCGATAGCTACTCCATCCCCTATATCTAGAAATGGCTGTCCAACTCCAATAAATACATGAATATCCCGAACCCATTTTTTTAATTGGTCATCATGACTGAAAATATTTATATTGCCATTTAAAATAAGTTGTCTTTTATATTCTTCTTCTTGGTTACGCATAATATTATGTATCATATTCTCATGATATTCGTGACATTGTTGTAAATATTCTAGAGGAATCACGTCTTCTCCCATTCTAGAACGACGTGCAATGCGTTCATGACAAATTTCTGGGTCAGCATTTACATATATTACCTTATCCACTGGGCACTCCTGTGCAAATGCATCAAACCATCTTGAATAGATTTGATAATTTACATCTTCAATTTTACCCGATTCATATAACATCTTGGCAAATACATATTTGTCTGTATATAAACTCCTTTCGGTAATAATAATGGCATTCGGATTTTCTTTAATGGCTGTTTTTAATAGCGCCAATCTTGAAATATAGGCCATCATTTGGAAAGAGAAGGAATAGCGTTCTTGGTCCGCGTAAAATTTTTGAATCATAGTTTTTCCTTCATTATCTTTAATTGACTCCCAATCATCCACAGGTTCCTTCAAGAATATAATGTTGGAATGGTTTTCAAATGTTTTTCGAAGATGAGCCAATAATGTTGACTTCCCCGATCCAATATTTCCTTCAATTGATATTATTTTGAATCCATTACTACTACTACTGCTGCTGCTGCTGCTGCTGCTGCTGCTGCTGCTGCTGCTGCTGCTACTAGTAGTTCCAGACATCATTCGCGTATTTTCTCTGAATTCTTGCATGTTTGCTATTAATGTATATTATATGATGCGTCCATTTTAAGTAGATTTTTTCATTTCAATTTTCTTTGTAAATTATAAATAAAATTGAAGTTATATAAAGGTATAATACTAATATTACACATTGTAAAACATGGATCTTAATCAACGTAAACTAAGTAAATCTGAATGGGAGTCTATTGAGGTCCCTGTATCAAGAGAAGAAATAGAAATTTTAACATTAATCATGAATGGATATAATAATGTAAATATTAAATACAATAAATTTGATTCCTTATTTTCATTCTTGAAAATTGAATATTCGGAAACTATGGAGGATCACCTATATAATAAATATTTCAGCAATAAATTACAAGAATTAAAACGAAAATATGGACAGAGTTTAAACATATTAGATGCGTTTGTAGTATCCGCTAAAACAAGTCCTGCTGTTAAAAAGGCTGATTTAATTCGTATTGAAAAAAATGATGTTGCTAAAATGAATGCTGATAAAATATATGAGCATTTATTGATTGATATACTAGAAACACTTTTACAGAACAAGAGCAAAAATTCGGATAAATGGTTAACACAATATTTTACGCTATATAAATTATTAAAAAATAATATCGACCACTTGAACAAGCATGTTGTCAATATCATTCAAAATGTCTTACGAAAATTCGAAGATGATATTATTATGTCTGATATGGTTGCCAATTCTGTAGAATTCATTGAAAAAAATACTTTGCTATTGAAACATGCTGATATGTTGCTATATGAACACCAGAAAAGGGTGTTTACCTTGATGCGCAATCCTGGACCAAAATTAGTATTGTATATTGCTCCCACTGGAACCGGTAAAACTCTTTCTCCTATCGGTATATCTGAGCAATATAAAGTGATATTTGTGTGCGCTGCAAGACATGTTGGATTAGCCTTGGCGCGAGCTGCCATTTCTGTTAATAAAAAAATTGCGTTTGCGTTTGGATGCACTAGCGCGGGAGATATTCGTCTACACTATTTTGCTGCCAAAGAATACCAAACAAATAAGAAATCGGGGGGTATCGGGAAAGTAGACAATAGCATAGGTGATAAAGTAGAAATTATTATTTGTGATGTTCAATCCTATTTACCTGCCATGTACTATATGCAAGCATTTAATCCTGTTGAAAATATTGTCACCTATTGGGACGAACCGACTATTACCATGGATTATGACAATCACGATTTGCATGCTATTATTAAAAAAAATTGGTCTGAAAATAATATTCCTAACGTCATTTTGTCATCAGCTACACTGCCAAAATTGCACGAGTTGACCGAAACTTGTACAGATTTTAAAGAGAAGTTTGAAAACGCACAAGTATTTGATATTATTAGCAATGATTGCAAAAAATCAATTCCATTACTGAATAAGAGTGGTCATGTTGTACTGCCTCATTATTTAAGTGCGGACTATAGCCAAATATTATCAATAGCCTCACACTGCAATAATAATTTGACGTTGTTACGATATTTTGATCTGAAAGAAGTAGTTGATTTTATTATCTATGTAGAGACAAATAATTTTGTTCCAAACAGCGCAAAAATAATGCGGCATTTTGGATCATTTGACGATATCACTATGCAAAACATAAAAATGCATTATTTGTTGTTGTTAACGAAAATTAACCCAGATGCATGGTCTACTATTTATGCTTCATTGTTATCCAGTAGATCCAAACGAATTACTTCGAATGATTTGATTGATCCAAAGGGGAATGAAGTAAAAAGGGTCGGTGTCGGTGTTGGTGCTGGTACTGGCACTAGCGCTAGCACTACTGCAGATAGCGCTATTTATGTTACCACAAAAGATGCCTATACTTTGACAGATGGACCGACTATATTTCTTGCATCGGATGTTGAAAAAATTGCGCGATTTTGTATCCAGCAAGCCAATATTCCTGCTAAAGTCATGGATGATATTATGGAAAAAATAGAATTTAATAATAAAATTAATGATACCATCACCGCTTTGGAACACGATTTGGAAGACATTGCAGAATCGAAAACGCAAAAGGGTAGTTGTACAGATAACTCACGTGAAGCTCAAAAAATGAAAAAAACGAGCAGTAAAAATAAAGACGCTGCCACAAATGATAAAGATGCGGATGTATTACAGATGAATAAAGATTTGGATACCTTGCGAGCTATGATTAAAACGGCCGAATTGAACGAGACATTTATTCCAAATAAACAACTGCATTTGCGGAAATGGGCATATTTATTAGATGAAGCGGAAGTGAAAAATCCGTTTACTAGTAATATTGATGACGAAACCATAGTGGAAATCATGTTGTTACCCGGTGTGAATGATAGCTGGAAAATATTATTGTTAATGGGTATTGGGGTTTTTACCAATCATACTAGTATCGCCTATACGGAAATCATGAAAACATTGGCTGATCAACAAAAATTATATATGATTATCGCCTCTAGCGATTATATTTATGGCACAAATTATCAATTTTGTCACGGCTACTTGAGTAAAGATTTGTGTTTGACGCAAGAAAAAATTATTCAAGCATTGGGTCGTGTTGGTAGAAATAATATCCAGCAAACTTATTCGGTTCGACTAAGAGACGACGAACAAATTAACAAGCTGTTTTGGGAAGAAACGAATAAACCCGAAGTCAGAAATATGAATATATTGTTTAATAGCAAAAATATGGGTTGGAATGCGGATAACGGATATGTGGAAATAGAGGAGTCATTGTAGGGTCATCTAGGCGTTTGTAGGTGTGTGTTTATGTATTTATTTGCTTACATACATGTAGAGTTATATTATTTGTATTTTTATTATATTGTTATATGTTATAATGGAACATAAAAAAGAAGAAGAGGAGAGTTCTATAGCTCACGAGCTTGCAGAAGTCGTTGTTGTTGCTGGTAAAGTAGAAAAAGGGGCTTGTTGTTGTATGCGTAGTTGCATAAAAGGATGGTCTTTATTTCTAAATGCATGTGAAGCTGTTTATCCGGATTATCAAATATGTGTCTATGTTGCAGTGCATGTTGTTTGGGGTGCAATAAATGTCTCGAACAAATGGATTGCGATGGAAAGTAGTAATTTTTTTATTGAATAACTTCATATTGGCTTCAACATATTCCGTAGCTTTAGCGGTTGCGTATTATGAACTTATAATAATTCATTTAATCCCTCATCAAAATCTATATTAATTGTCCACCCCAAATTTTTCAATTTATCATTGCTAATATGATATCTTTTATCATTAAAAGGTCTATCCTCAATATAAGTTATCCAACTATCATAATCTTTTGTTTTTTTAATACTATGAATTAATTTATGAGCAATTTCTCTAACACTATACTCGTGATGCTCATCGCTACCTATATTATATATTTCACCAATTACTCCCTTAGCAAGTATAAGTTCTAATGCACTACACACATCTAATACATGCAGAAAAGCGCGCAAATTTGTACCATCGCCTTGTATAGTCACCTTTTTATTTTCATGTAGCTGTTCAATAAATCTAGGTATTAATTTTTCAGGATATTGATTGGGACCATAAACATTGTTTCCTCGTGTAATAATAATAGGCATTTTAAATGAATGATAATATGATTGTGTAATTAATTCTGCTGCAGCTTTTGTCGCAGCATATGGATTTGTCGGACATAAAATTGTATTTTCAGTCTTTTTCTCTTCGTCTTCTTTAATCATCGATTCACCATACACTTCATCGGTCGAAATATGAATAAATCTAATAATCTTGCCATATTTTCGCGATGCTTCAAGCAATGTATGCGTTCCCAATACATTATCATTTGTATATTGAATTGAATCGTCAAAGGAATTTTGAACATGAGATTGTGCTGCAAAATGAATAATAGTATCTATTTTATTATTTTCTAAAATATGTCGCAATAGATCCATAGAACACAAATTACCACGAACAAATGTGTATCTATTTGAAGTTTGAATTTCTGGTTTAATATTATTTTCACTTGCACAATAATACATTGCGTCTAAATTAACTATAACAGCTTCTGGGTTTTTATAAAAATAATAATTTATAAAATTAGATCCAATGAATCCACATCCTCCTGTTACTAAAAGATTCATATACACAAATGAAATATTATTTTACGCAATATTTTACTCATATTGTTATGTTGTATTGTTTCATTTTATTTTGTTTCATTTTAACTAAAATATCTTTCACAGACTCTTTAATATTTTTTATTTCTGGATGTAATAATTCTAACTGAGTTGTGTCTAAAAAATTGTTTGATCTTTTAGATAATAATGTTTCATTTTGCTCTTCAATATTAAAATTATTCCAGGTAAATGTGGGATCAACAATCTCTTTATACATTTGTAATATTTCATTATGTGAAATTAATCCAGGATTGGTTAAATTCAATGTCCCCGTTTGTTTATTTTTTGCTAAATCTATTAAAACCGGTATCAAATCATTCAATACCGACATAGAATTTGGAATAGAACATATTTTATTATAATTGGTAATTTTGGTTATAAAATTTCGCTCATTAAACTCGTCTGTAATTGGCATTCTAATGCGCACATTTAATGTGGTAGAATTAAATAAATGCATTAATTGGTCGGTAAATCCTTTTACTACAGAATAAGACGAACCGAAAAAATTAGGTTTATCTTGCTCATGAAATCCATTTATTTCTTCTCCAAATGGATGTTCTCCATCATACTCAAAAATACAACCAGTACCTAAATACGAAAAATGTATATCTCTTTCTTTACATAAGATCGACAAGGTGATAGGTGAATATAAATTGTCTCTTATATTATCTACCAACTTCCCTGGTTTTTCAAGATAATCAATCGTTGTTATTTTTTGATTTTCATAAACTCCGTGTGTTCTTCCGATAAAACTCATTACATGTGTAATATTTTTTAGACCATCCATTTCTTTTATTATATTTGGTACATCATCTGCTCTAGATTTTGCTTCATAATAACATATATTATTCATTTTTAAATGTTGACACACTTTTTTACCTATCCATCCATTTGCACCAAAAATTAAAAAATGTGGCTCATTTACACAATTGAAATGACTCATCTATATAATTATAATTAAACCATATCTTTAACTGCTTTATTTTATCAAATGTCTATGTATATCATTTAATAATGCAAATAAATTAAACTTGATATCATATGGGTTAAATCTTATAAACCTACAACATAGAGTTTTAGTTATATGCGCAGTTCTAATTTCATCATATATCTTATTTTTAGAATTGTTATGTTGATATTCATCACATTCAATAGCCAATAAATATTCCGGAAAATATAAATCTATATAATAATTATCAATATTATATTGAGGTTTCATAATATTACCATCAAATGTTGTCAATATACATTTAATAATATCTGTTTCAACCGATACATAAAATTTTGTTTTTCTATCCAATCCTATCATAGTTGACAAATCAATAGATTCAGGCTTTCTACTTTTTAATAATAATTTTATCAATCCATCGTAAGTAATATATGATACATTTTGACTGCCACCATTTGTTTTTTTTGAAACTTTTATTTTTTCATTATTATCAAATGATCTAATAATAGACCTTATATTACCCATACCTAATATTTTACCGATATCGCAAGCATTATATAATGTATATGGCTTATTTTCATTTACAACAATATCACATTCATAATTATTTTTAATAATATTACTTTGTTCAATTTCTTCTTCAAATGTTTTCATAATAGTATAACATATATCTACATATATTATTACTAATCAATTTTATTTTGTAACTTAATATCGTTGTTTTGCTTATTATAATAAAATCACATGATTGATTCATTTTCATATTTTATTTTAATTTTATCATTTAAAAATTCTAATTGTTCTTGTAAATCATACACCGATGGCAACACCATCTTTATATTTAATCTTTTTCCATCTACTCTTTTTTCAAATACCAAATGTGGCTTTTCACGCATTATAATTAAAGATATATATTTGGGTAATATAGGCTCATTTTTCTCTGGGTAAATATCTTTTTCCAAATCATCTATGACTTTGTTTGCTTGTGCAAGTTTTTCTTGGATAGTTACCTTATTTGATTTGGATGTTGTCCATGATTTGTCTAATTTTGGATGTTCTACTCTAAAGAAATCCCGTTCTTTTGATTTTTCTTTGTTAATATATTCGCGATTGTAGTAAATATATTTTTTAAGCATATCTTCAGTAATGCCTTCAGGTAAATCTTTTTTACTAAATCGTTTCTTTTTACTCCCTTCTAATATACCTTTTGAGTTATCTTGTTGCTCTTTCATAGTAGCAATTCTAAGATTTTCTAATATGTTATTTAAAGGATTTCTATCAATATGATCAACGCTTATATTTTTTGTACCTTTACCATGACCATAACAACCCATAATTACCTGATGGATATATATATTATTAGAGCATAATATGTATCCATTTTGATGTTTATACCAAGTAGTTTTTTTCCCATTATTAATATTAATTTCATAGTTTAATATTTTTTGATAACTTTCTATACAAAGTTTACAAATAGTATCTTTTTCGCAATACATTAACACATATTCTTTATCATTTTCTTTAATTTTCCAAATAGGATTTTTCATAATATTTGCATCTTGGCCTATACCAAAATAATGTCCTCTAATGTATTCTATAACATTATAATTTTCAATCATATGTTTATGATAGAAATGATAAATTTCTACATTACATCTTCGCAAATCCAATGGATTTCCATTTTTGAAAACATAATGAACTAATTCTTGACTATAACTAAATATAAAATCAAGATAATTGAATCGTTTATAATTTAAAGCATACGAAGGGTACATATCTGTTTCAGTCACAAACATAAAACTTTTATTAAAATTAATGATTCTATCTTTATCTTTTAAATCAACATGGTAAGTCTTGTTATTATATTGAATAATACCACATATTAATTCTTCATTTGTTGAATACACTGGCTTCATAATAGGCATTGTGCAATGATTAGTTTCATTTAGATATGAATCAATTTTATTCATATTATAAATTATATAATATGGATCTATTTAAGTTGTTTTCTTACAAAAATATATATAACCACATGTGCAAATGCAACCCAAACCGCTTAATTGGAATAGGCAAGCCCGCCCATGCCAGACATAATGCGGAGAACATTGTAGTTGGTGGCATAAACACGGACTTTGGCAGTTCGTGTACCTTCAACTGTAGCGTTAGAGAGGACAAGCTGGAGGGTGGCGTTGTCAATTCTGGAGAAGTTGCACGTCCCTGAAGGTTGATGTTCTTCGGGGCGGAGAGCAAAAGAGTACACGTTGATACCTTCATCGGGGCAACGGGTGTGCGCTTGGTAGGGTTGAACCCAAGAGAAGTAAGACCCTTCACGTTCAGAGAAGCGATCTTGGCCGTTGAGTTGGAGCTTGGCAACGACGACGGGGTTTTGGCCCCAGCAGTGCATGTCCAAAGAGGTCTCAGAAAGAACGAATGTTCCGGCATCAGACACTGTGGACCCTTCGTTGTGGGATTGATGGAGCCACTCAGCATATTGAGCAGCAGTCAATCCAGAAGCAGCCTGTCCACCAGCACTATCAATGTTGGTTCCAGAGAAGTTGGTTTGGTTGTAGAAGTTGGAGTATTGACCCCCAGTCCAGTATCCGGAAACAGTCGCATCAAGAGCACCAGCATCTTCGAAAAGACCACGGGCATCAATGAACTCATTTTGACCACTTTGGCCAAGAGGACCTTTAAGCTCAGTGGGTCCACCGAAAGCGTGGATGGCATTGGGAAGGGCGTCAATGGCATCAGTGTAGTTGAAGGGTTGGGCGCCAAGAACTTTGAAAAGGGTGGCGTCGCAAAGGAGGGAAGAGCAATAATCAACGTTTTGATCGGGTTGGACAACCCAAATCAACTCCTTAACGGGGTGGTTAAAGTTGAGCTTTATTTTATTTGACGAGCTGCCCACAGATTCGTCGCCGGTAAATTGAAGCTGGGAGATGAGGTATTCGTGGGGATTTTGGGCAAAGCGTCTTCGTTCATCAGTGTCCAAAAAGACATAGTCGACGTACAAAGAAGCAGCTACAAGTGACTGATTGTAGGCGATGGTGGCAACAACGGGAGTTCCGGCAGGGTATTGATAATTTGAGTTGTTGGTGAGGGCCTCTTTGGCACCACTATTGCAACTGAGGGATGTAACAGCCCACAAGCACTCATCGATAGGGCGGATATCAAGGTTGATCTTGACTTCGTGGTATTGAAGAGCAATCAAAGGAAGAGCCAAACCGGGGTTTGTGCAAAACCAGAATTGAAGGGGGATGTAAAGGGTGGTCTCAGGGAGTGCGTTACGGGGAGCGCACACTTGACGGGGGGCGATGGAGTCGCAAGGACCATCAACATCAGCGAAAGAGGGATCGGTGATGAAGGTGAGTTGGGTCACGTTTCCGATCATCTTGAAGTAACCGCGTTGTTGTTCGGCAGTCATGGTAAGTTGGTTCCAGATGTGCATCCAGTCACCATATTGGCGGTCAATTCGTTGACCTCCAATTTCGACCTCAACTTGAGCGATGAGTTGTTCGCCGGGGAAGTCCAACCAACGGGCATAGACAGAGGCGGTGTTGTTAAGAACAGATGTGGCGTTGCCCATCATTTGGTTGATCTCGGGGAGAGTAACCTGAAGATAAGTGCGGTAGCACAAATCGCCATTTCGGCTGATAGTGCAAGTGACACGGCGGCCGAAATCGGCTTGTCCATTGAAAGTTTGCTCAATAGATTCGATCGCAAAATTTGTGTACCTGCGATAGGTGACCTTCCAGAAAGTGATTTGCGGATTACCAGTTAGATAAACGTCTTGAGCGCCATAAGCGACGAGTTGCATTAAGCCACCTCCCATATTATATTATTCCTAAAGAAAAAAATTTTTTTGAAATGAATTTAATTCAACAATTATTTTATTTTTAATTCACCTTTTTTACCTACATAAATTAAAATTTTTAATTCAATATTAAATTTATATTTGAACGATGTAAGGGAAGTTTTAAGGGGGTTTTGGAGGAATAAAAGGGTATTATGTTGAACATATATCCTTTATATAAATCGAGGTTTGTAGGAAAATGAAAGTGTTAACCGAAGGAGTATAGTTGATTTGATGAGGAATAAAAGGGGACCTGTGATACGGGTATCCTTTGGGTCTGAATAAAGAAAAGGATATACGTACCACGTATACCCTTTGGAACGAGTTAAAGTTTTCCGATTATATTCTGTAGGCGCTAGCCGAAGGAATATGGATATATACAAGGTGTTGTGTTTAACACAAAGCCTTGGGGGTCTTGGAGGGAAACGTAGGATTGTGCTTGCAAGCCTATGTTTCCCTGCTGTTTATGCTAACAACTTATTCATGTCTAAATTCTTTTTCATAAAGGTAAGTAAATAGGAATCTAAAAATACCTCTTTTTTCCCTTCATGGTTTTTTGAAAATATGTAAGCGTCCTTTCTCTTCTTAATAGACCAACCATCATTGATTGCGTTAAATACAAAAAGCATCTTTTGAAATTTCACATTGTCAATCGTTATTGCATAACTGGAATCTTTTTCAGACCAATCCCGCCTACATTTTCAATTTTAATATTTATATCCATTTTTTCTATCGATTCGTTTTTATCCATCTACTAAAAATCAAGACATTTTTAATTTATTTTAAACTTGTTGAATGTCGAATATATGTTTTTCATAAATTACAAATTAAATAATAAATGCAAATTTATAGTAATAGACTATTATGCCTTCTTTTAAGCCTAAAACTACCAAAAAAATCAAGGTCAACAAAAAGAATTCGACGACTCTTGATGGTAAACATAAGGAATTTGTGAATGAATTTCATAAAGATGAATTAGATAACATTCCAAAATTAAAGTTGGAGAGAGAAAATATTAAACTATTGCTTCATAAAAATAAAGAAGAAAGGACATTGACTATTGAACAAATATTAGACTATAAAGATCGTGTTGAAGAAATCGGTACATTAATTAAATCCCTTAAAATAAAAAAGAAGGATTATTTTTTAGACAATTCGGAATTTATTTTCGACTATTTTGAAAATAAAAAAAATATCTCTAAAGGAGATGCACCTACAAATAAAAACAAAATATTGGATAGCTTTTTTAAAATTAAAACCGAAAATGTAAATGTTATTGAAAATAAAAACAATAATATTTTCCAAAAATACTTAAGTAACATCGACGAGTCTTTCTTGGACATTAATTCATTTATTACCTCTACAGATATATGTCAATCTTGTTATAAAGGCGAATTAATACCCATGGACGATGAAGGGGTATTAATTTGTAATATATGTTCCACGAATGTTCCATACCTGATTGAAAACGAAAAACCTTCGTATAAAGAACCACCTAAAGAGGTCTGCTTTTATGCTTATAAAAAAATCAACCATTTTAAGGAAATATTGGCGCAATTTCAGGGGAAGGAAACTACGCAAATTCCTGTTGAAGTGATTGAAAGCTTGAAACTACAAATTAAAAAGGAACGCATTGATCTTGAAAAACTTACATATTATAAGGTAAAGGAATTGTTGAAAAAACTGGGCTATAATAAGTATTACGAACACATCAATTTTATCAAAGATAAATTGGGTATCAAACCACCAATAATATCACAAGATTTGGAGGAAACCTTGTGCAATTTTTTCATGGAAATACAATATCCATATGCAAAACATTGCCCCGATTATCGCGTTAATTTTTTACATTATTATTATGTTTTATTTAAATTAT